ATGATGAGCAATCAGCCAAAATGGAAAAATTGCTCGACATGCTCGAAGACAACGATGATGTGCAAGAAATTTATCATAACTATCAAGAAGCTTAATAAGTTGCATCCATCCCTTATATATCAAGGGTTTCAGCGGTTTTAGTTTAATTCAAAATGTAAAAAAATCATTTGGTTTATGACATACATTTTTAATACTAAAACTATTGATAAAGACATCCATTTAAACACCTTTTACAGAAATTGTTCATTGCAACATTATTCTGTAGGAGGTGTTTTTTGTGTTATTGGAGGACATTTTAAAAGAATTTTTATTTAACATTGAAATTCAAAATTTCACACAAAAGACAAGAAAAAGTTACAAGAACAACAACCTTGCTTTTCTAAATTACATCAAAAAAGAATTTAACACAGTTGAATTGGAAGATGTGACACCGCAACACATAAAAGCATATTTCTCTTATCTTCAACAAAAAGGGAGAAAAGCAAGCTATATCAATGGGATACTAAGAAATGTTCGTTCCTTCTTTAATTATTGTGTGCAAGAGGGTTATATAACCAAAAATCAAAACCCATGCTTGCGTGTAAGTTGGATTAAACAGCCAAAAACAGTGATAAGGACATTTACAGATGATGAAATTAGTCGCATGATTAGTGCTTTTAAATCTGATAGATGGATTAATTTAAGAAATAAATTAATCATCATGACCTTTGCAGACACTGGCATTAGAGCAAGCGAACTCATAAACATTACACATGCTGATGTGTTGGAAACAACCATCAGGATACAAGGAAAAGGTAACAAAGAACGCTACATTTACCTTAGTCCCATCTTGAAAAAATTCATGATTAAGTATCAGCGCATGAAAGAATTTTATTTTAAGGACAAATTGCTGTCAGCGAACAATTATTTTGTCTCTTATCGTGGTCAACCTTTAACAGTGGAAGCAGTTGAAAGAGTTGTGAAGATTGCAAGTCAAAGGGCAAAGGTAAGAGAGGAAATAAGATGTTCACCACACACAATAAGACACTATTTTGCCATTAAACAGTTACAATTGGGGACTGACATTTACACTCTTTCACGACTTTTAGGGCATGAGGATATTAGTGTTACAAGGATTTATTTAACATCATTAGAAGATCAACAAATTGTGGAAATGGGGCGTTCTACAAGCCCATTGATGAATTTAGGAAGGAAATAAGAATTTTAGACACTTATACGCAAATAAAAAGGGAGTGAGTACGGCAAATACTCATTCCCAGATAGGATAGACACTCATAGAAAACTTCAGCAATTAAAGTATATACTAATTTGAGAAAATATGCAAGTATATATTTTAAATTAAGCGTGTCTATCCTATCGAACATATTCGGTAGGAGGATTATTTATGCTAATAGGGAACGTTGAACAATTTAAGCATCTTTCACAATTCACTTCTCTCAAGGACTTCAACAACCATATTGAAATGTGGCTGGCAGAATACAAAAGCCAATTCACTAAATCTGAACTCATCGCACTTAAACGATTAATACGCTTTTCTGCAAAGGTTTATGGCGTGTCCACAGCTTCAATCAACACTATTCTTAAGGCAACAGAAAAGGATGGTGTAGGTGTAAGTGAATCCACCTTTCACAGGATGAAAAGAAAGGCAGTTAAAATCGGAATTTTATCTATTCACTCTACAACAAGAAAAAATGGCAGTCAATCATCTAATGTCTGGGTATTTAATCGTTTTACAAATGACACCCCTTGTACAGAACAAAAAGATCAAGAAACTCAAGTAAATCAAGGTACTGACGCTAATGTAAGTGAAGCACAAATGACAGCCCCTAAAACTAGCATTCTATCTAAAACTAACATACATAATAATAAACGTTATACAGGTGATGAAGCAGAATTTACATCAAATCGTGTGCCAAAACAATTCAGAAACTTAGTAGCATGCTTTTATGATAAAGCAGACACCATTGAAGAGTTATGGAAGGTTGTTAAGTGTGCTACTCATACACTTGATTACACCCTTGCAGAATTAACAGAAATGGCATGTGAATGCTTTAGACAACTCATAAGGCAGGTTAAAAAGAATCGGGTGCGTAAATCAATTTATGCTTGCTTCTGGGGCATTATACAGAATAAATTAGATGAACTGTATTTTGAAGAATTGTATGAGTTGGGTTTTGCCATGTGATACTGTTAGTGTTTTTATATATAAAATATAGACTGCAAAATAAGAAATTGATTAAACCATTGACAATAAAGGCACTGACACCGTTTTAAAGTGTTAATACTTAAAGAAAAACACATAGAATAACACTTTAAAAGTAGTTTAGGGGTGAAATAAATGTCTAAAATATATACAAAAATTTCACTAGGGGTATACCGAAAAATGTATAGATTTTAGACATAAATCGGTATAGGTATTCCGATTAAGGTATAAAATTTATACAAAAATAACACTACCCCATACCGAAAAATGTATAGATTTTAGACATAAATCGGTATAGTATAAAGAGAAGAAACAATAAAGATAAGAAACATAATAAAGACAATTAACGGGCAAGCCCGTTGTGTGTTTGTGTTTATTCGCTTACGCTCATATGGTTGTGTTTTAATTAAATTTAAATTTTATTTTAAAGATAAACCTTAAAAAATAAAACCTTTAACAATTGTTTAAAATTAAACTTAAATTGCTAAAGGTTCTTTTTATGTATGTGGCAATATGAATTTGAGAAATTTCCAGTAAAATGTTATAATACCATTAGTTAATAATTATAATACATACACATTCTTTTGTCAAAAGATTTTAAAAAAATTTATTAAAAAGTGGCACAAAATGCGAAGCAAAGTACGATAAATAATGAGAAGGTAAAGTACTTTTTGACAAGCGCTTAGCAACCTGCTAACGCAGAACGCTAATCGTTGCGACCAAAAAGTACCCAAAAAGTCGCAAGAAAGATTTTAATTTTTGCATATAACAAATAAAAATAAAAAAATAAGCACACGTTTTGGTACTTTTGCGTGAGGTGTTGGAATGCGGAGCATTACAACAGATGGTGGCAAAAGTTCATAAGTCAATAATAAAAAAATGATACAAAATCGGCTTATAGATTAAGAAAAATATTATAAGTCGATTTTGTATCAAAAAAATGATAAAGGAAAGGATGTTTTTAAATGAGAGAATTTACACAAGAACAAATTGTAGCAATTGAAGGTGATGAGGTAATTAAGAATCATCATGCTAAGAACGGAAGATTGATGAAGAATGTATTTGAAAGGTTTGTTAAAGATTTAAAACAGCGTTATGAACATGTAGAAGTTATTGGTAAAGGTGGTAAAAAGACAAAGTATATCTTAGGTGAAGAGAGAGCAGAAATCGCAGAACGTGAAGATAATCGAAAGTTTAATGGTGAAGGTCAATTACCAGAAAACTATGAACAAGGTTTCCCAATTATGATTTTAGAATACTTGATGAGTAATGATGTTAGTAAACCTAGAACCACAACAAATCTGTTGTATGAAATGGGATTCATTACAAAGCCAATGCATGAAGCAAGTAAGAGTAAATATAGCAAAAATGTTCTATATGGCGAGATCGATAAATTGAAGAAAGAACATGTTATTAAAGATAAAACTGAAAGTGTTGTTTATGATTATATCGATAGAGAGATTACAAGATTGACGAGTCACTTTATGGGATATATTCAAAAATTAGAAGAAGCGAAATTAATCATTCACAACAAACATACGATGGGTCAAATAGATGAAGTTGGAATTGAAGATGTATACAATGATAGGATGAGAAGAATGGTTACAGTCATCGATGATAATAACATAAGATATATTGAATTAACACCATTTGTCGTTGAAAAAATTGCAAAAATGCGAAGAGAACTTCAAAATAGACCAGAATTTAAACATCTTACTTCAACTGACATTTATCGTTATCGTAATAAGGAAGATGTAAGGAAATATTGGGAAGAACACGACAAACTTTTATATGCAATTACAGATGAAAATGGTCAGCAACTTAGATTGTTGATGACGTATGAAGCCCATACAATCTATTTGCAAGCAGGTGACAACCCAATTAAAAAATGGTTAGAAAAGAAGCAGAATCGTGGTGCCATCGACTTATACAATAGTGATGAAGTTCAGTATTATCTGCAAAATCGTGAGAAGTTTCATCAATCTAGGGATGAATATGTTGTAGGATTGGCACAAGAAAGACAGGATAAAGTGCAAAAAGACAGTAATGATTTAATCGATGAATTGGGTGGCAAGAGTAAGCAAGTAGTAATTAATTTTGATGATACTGACTGGATTAAAAATAAGAAACTGAAGTATTTGGGTTTGTATGTTGGAGCGTATGAAAGATTACAAAATCATTATGGATTTAAATTTAATTAAAAAAACTTTTCTAAAAAACGGCACAAAAGTGGCTTCAAAGTTCGATAAAGGATGAGAGGGTTATACGTTAAAAGCGAATAACCCACAGATATTAAAAAGGAGTAATGAAAATGAGTAAAGATTTAATTAAAGAAAGCGAATTGATCATGCAACGAATCAATGAGCGTCTTGAGAGTTTAGAAGAAAGACAAAGAATAATGAATGGCATGTTAACGATGATTGAATGGAAAAATGATAAGTTGAAATAAAAAATAAAAAAATCTTATAAAAGTGGCACAAAAGTGGCTTCAAAGTTCGATAAAGTATGAAGGATATTTTAAGTAAATTCCCAGAGTTGGGATAAATAATAAAAGAAAACTTAGGAGGAAATTAAAATGAAGCAAATTAATGTTGATGTAGTACCATTTGATTTTGAAGGACATGAAGTTAGAACAATGAAAGACAAATACGGTGAACCTTGGTTTGTTGCTAAAGATGTGTGTGACATTTTAGAAATCAATTCAAATGCGACTAGACGCTTAGATGATGATGAAAAGACCACTCTACGTTTAACGTATAGTGGTAATATGACGACAAATGCAACGATTGTCAATGAATATGGTCTTTACACTTTAATTCTTGGCAGTCGCAAACCAGAAGCAAAAGCGTTTAAACGATGGATAACACACGAAGTTTTACCAACTATTCGTAAGACTGGTGGTTATGTTGCAAATGATGATTTGTTTGTCGAAACTTATTTACAGCATGCCGATGAACAAACAAAGTTGTTGTTTAAAGGGACACTTGAAACGATACGAAAACAAAACTTACTAATTCAAGAGAAAGATAAACAACTAGAAGAAGCTAAGCCTAAAGTTGAGTTTGCAGAAGCATTTCAAGCAAGTGATTCAGACGTTGAAGTTGGTACGTTAGCAAAAACATTAGCGAGTGCAGGCATTAACATTGGAAGAAACAGATTGTTTAAATGGTTAAGAGACAATGGCTTTGTTACGACTGCATGGATTGATAATAATAAGTATAACATACCGACACAAAGAGCAGTCAATAGTGGATTGTTAAGTTTAAGTCAAAATGTGATTGATATTGGTTATTCGAGTCGTGCTATTTCAGCAAAAACGCTGGTGACACCGAAAGGGCAGATGTATTTCTACAAAAAGTTAAAAGAAGAGCAAGAATAATATTTTTTAGGGTGTCTTTGTAAAAAAGCGCAAAGATACCCACAATACCATATTAAGTCAAATTAAAATGAAAATCAATAGGAGGAAATAAAAAATGAATTTTGAAAATGAATTTTACGAAGAGTTGCAGGTATTTAATAAATTTGAAAGATACGCTAACAAGTTGGCGAGTAAATATTTTGTTGAGAATTTTGAAGAAGATGTAAAGCATTTTAAATCAAGATTGTTAAGTGCATGTTACGACAAAGGCGAAGCGTATCGGATTAATAAGAAATCAAGTTATAAGGAAATGCTTGAAATTTTAAAAGATAAAAAGGATAGCAGACATAAAAACTTGATTAATTATGTGCTTATTAACGCATTCCACAAAATTGAAGAAGAAGAAGCTGATCATCAAGGTAAGATTAAAGTTGGTGGTGAATGGGTGGAAAGCCCAATCATGTATACCGACAGAATTGAGAATGGTCAAGAAGATGAATTAAAGTATGAGGATGTCTACGTTGCGCCAGACACAATTAATCGTGATGATGTAACGCTTGCTAAAGAAATTGCGTTTCAATTTCTAAGAAAGAATCAATTCGAGTTTGTAACAGATGTATTTGAGTTAACAGAAGCAGAGTTATTAGAGAAATACAACTATCCAAACATGAAAATGATTAACAGACGTATTAATCGTATTGCAGAAGCGTTGGAACAACATAGGGATGAGATCAATGAAATGATTGAAACAAAACAAGAAAAATGGTACAAAGCAAACATTAAAATTGTTGATGATTTGTTGAACGAAGTAATGAATGGAACAGATGAAAGTTTTGCAATGAAGTTGTATGAATACAGAAACGCTGATGTTATCAGTGAAATCTTAGTAGATAACATTGTATTGATGAATGAGTTTTTAGAAATGTGCAGTCTAGGTTGTGTTAATGAAGATACATATAAGGTTGTTAATGCGTTGCATGATGCAGATAAATACTTGAACAGAAGTTTGGCTAGAATTAAGCAACCGAGACAAGCAACAAAGTTTCCTGTCAATGTGGAAGCGTTGAAGAGAAATCAAGAAAGACATGCAAAGTATAATGAGTTTATTAAGCCGAGTGACATTCTAGTATACGATTCCGAGGGGAACTTCTTAAGACGTGAAACGCCAGATGGAAAGTTGAAAGAAGAGAAATTGGCATAAGGGTGGGCTTCGGCTCATCCTTTAATGGAGTTGATTAGTATGAAGCCTAAGAAAAGATGTAATAAAGCAGGTTGTAGAGAGTTAATTGACTATGACCAGAAATATTGTGAGAAGCATAAAGGTTACGGAGACAAAGAATATAATAAGCAGGTGAGATGGAATAAGGACAATGAAAAATATGCAAAGTTTTATAATTCAACAGCGTGGAAGAAGTTAAGATGGTCTTACATAACAGCACATCCATTGTGCGAAAGGTGTTTAAAAGAAGGTGTGGTAAGGCAAGCTGATGTAGTACACCATAAAATTGAGATAAGGGATGATTGGTCAAAGAGGTTAGATTGGGATAATTTAGAAGCAGTATGTCACGAGCATCATAATAAAGAGCACGCAGATTTAAGAAAGAAAAATTGATGAAAGGTGAATGATAAAGATGGATTACTTAGAAAAAATAATTGAATGGCATTTAGATGGATTAAATGAAAAAGAAGCCGAATTGAAAGAACGAATCGAAAGTAGCAAGGAATCACTTAAAAAATTGGAAGCAGAGTTAGAAGAAGTAACTAAAAATAAATTATCATTATTGGATGGTTATAAGAGTGTATTAATGCAATATTCACCTATTATACATGAAGATACAGTAGCGTCTGCTGATACTTTAGATGTAAAGAGCAGAGCGTTGATGGAAGGATACAAAGATATTACAATTGAAGTTAAAGTTGAAGAAAGTAAAGCAAGTGGTAAGCCAATTACAAAAACAATTAAACTAGAAGAATCTAGTGTTTCGGATAGAACAATTATAGCAATGCTTATTTATGTGGCAGGTCAAATTGGAATTAAACCTAAAGATATTTATGATTTTATAAATGAGAAACGAGAAGAAGCAAAGAGAAAGAAGAGTTATTGAAGGGGTCAGATGAATAAGCGTTAGCATTATTGCGTGTGGTATGTTATAGTTGTAAATAAATGTAAAGGGGATGTGGGTGTTGGGGTTTAAAGTAAGGATACCATTGGGTAAGAATGTTAGGTTAAATGTAGGTAGAAAATCCGTTGGTATTAGTGCAGGAACAAAGGGTGTAAGAGCAAGTGTTAGCAGTAAGGGATATGTTAATACAAGTGTGGGTAATGGAAGTGTTAGTTATAATAAGACATACAAGGTAGGTAAGAAGAATAAGAGTTTGATAGAATTGATAATAGAGTTGTTTAAGAGAAAGTAGAAAAAGTACCCTCGTCTATATATATAGTATGGAAGGGTAGTAAAACCTTTCCTTATTTCCTCCTAATTTTCATTATTTTCCATAGCAATTTCCTCCTTAAAGTTTTTCTCATTTTAAATCACTCCTTTAATTGCAGGTTAGGGAACGGTCTTAACCTGCTCCTCCTCTATTTTAAAGGACATTCACAAACTATTAACAAGATGTAGTATAAAGGTAACACACCGCATTTGGGATGCGGAGTTGTAGGTTCGATTCCTGCCATCTTGATCATAAAGTAAGCAATACATATTGGTAGAATGTGTGTTAGTAAGACCCCATATCTTGTATGGGGGTAGGGTTTTATACCACAATATATCGGCGTGGGGTCGTTTTTGCACAAAATTCCAGAAACTCCATAGTCAATTTTTCCTATTCAACACTTTAGCTGACTGTGATGCTCATGCATCATTGTCAGCTTATTTAATTTCAAAAGAAAGTTGGTGATTACATGGCTAGACCCAAAAAACTTGTTGATGCTCAAACAGGACATTTAACAAAAGAAGAAATTGCACAAAAGAAAGATCAAGAAGAAGCGTTGGAACAATTAACACCGTTAGATGTTGATGACATTCCTAAGTTCCTTGATACAAGGGGTAAAAAGGAATGGAAACGAATTGCCCCATTAATGGAAGAGTTACCAATTAGTGAACTTGACCGTCAGATGCTTGCAATGTATTGTAACTACGTTTCAATTTATGAGCAATGTGCAAGGGCATTAAAGAAAGAAGGTTTAACAGTGGTTGAATCTGGGTCTAAGGGTCAGGCGATCACTAAACAAAACGTTCATTTTCAAACGATGCTCCAAACATCAAAAGAAATTAAGAATATTGCAAGTACAATGGGGCTTACACTTGATTCAAGGTTAAGAATTTTAGTGCCAGAAAGGGAATCAGCGAATGCAGACCCATTTGCGGATTTGTTAAATGATTGACACAACAATTGATTATGCAACTATTTACGCTAATAAAGTTGTGAATGGCGAAATAACAGCGTCTGATAAAGTTATTAAAGCATGTAAACGGCACTTAAATGATTTAGAAAAGTCGAAAGACCCCAATTTTCCGTATGAGTTTAAACCAGAAAAAGCAAAAAAAGTAATTAAATTCATTGAGTTGTTACCAGATGTAAGTACAGGTAAGCCGATGAAACTAGCATTGTTTCAGAAATTCATCGTTTGCTCATTGTATGGTTGGGTATCAAAAAAAACTGGTTACAGACGATTTAGTAAAGCATACATAAGTATGGCACGTAAGAATGGGAAATCTATTCTTGTTGCAGGTATTGCTTTATATGAGTTGTTATATGGTGATTATCCAAAACTTAATAGACAAATCTATTGCACAGCAAACAGTAAAGACCAAGCAAAAATGGTCTATAAGATGGTTGTGGCTCAATTAAAGAAAGTACGTTCTAAATCTCCTGCGATTAGAAAGTTAACAAAGATTGTACAAAATGAAATACGGTTTGAAGATGCAGACAGTATATTAAGACCATTATCACGAGAAGTCGATAACTTGGATGGCTTAAACGTGTTACTGGGAATCCTCGATGAATACCATACTTCCAATGACACAAGCATGATGGAAGTATTGGAATCCGCACAAACTCTACAAGACCAACCACTTATTATGATTATCTCCACAGCAGGTTTTAAGTTAAATGCCCCAATGTTTACTATTGAATATCCTTATGTCACAAAAATTCTCAATGGCGAAGAAGAAAATGATAACTACTTTGCCGTCGTTTACGAACAGGACAATGAAGAAGAAGTAAATGACGAATCACTTTGGATTAAATCAAATCCTTTGCTTGAGTCAGACGAAGCAAAAGAAACAATGTTGAAGAACTTGCGTAAAAAGTTAAAAGAAGCAAGAGCAAAAGATGAAATGCATAAGACATTGGTTAAGAACTTTAATATGTGGCAAAGTGCTTCAAGCGAATCATTTTTAAAAGGTGAAGAGTGGCTTGCATGTAGTATTGATGAAGTGCCAGACCTTTATAACAAAGACGTTTATATAGGTGCTGACTTATCAAGGACAACTGACTTATCAGCAATTAGTTGGATTGTACCAGTTGATGGCAAATTCTTTGTTGACTCACACTCCTTTGTCGGTACAAAAGGTGGCTTAGAGAGTAAAATCAAGCGTGATAAGATTGATTACAAGAAATTGGAACAACAAGGTTATTGTACGATAACCAAAAAAGAAAGTGGAATCATTGATTACAGAGACATTATTCAATTTATTGATGACATGGTGGAGAAATACAACTGGAACGTCAAAGGTATTATGTACGATGAGTATTCAGCACCACCATTCATTACAGAATTAGAAGATAGATATACTTTGATCAATGTTCGACAAGGTGTAAAAACTCTTTCTCCTGCAACAAAGGATTTTCAAATAAGAGTGTATGAGAAACAAATCATGCATGCTAACAATCCTTTGCTTACGATTGCAGTAAATAACGCAATTATTAAGAAAGAGAATGACACGATTATTATTGATAAGAAAATAGCAAGAAATAAGATTGACCCAATTGCTTCCGTTATAAATGCATGGACAGAAGCAATGTTCCATCAAGAAGATTCTGTTGATTGGAACGAATACTATGCAAGTGATGAATTTTCATTTTAAGATAAAGGCGGTGATAATGTGAAATTAAAAATTCTATCAAACTTGTTTAAAGGTTTCTTTAAAAAGATTTTAGAGTATCTTAATACTATCTTATTTTTAACAGGTTTAATAATGATTGCAGTTGCAGGATTTATGTTTAATACAATTATTGGATTAGTTTTAAGTGGTTTCTTTCTAATTATCATCGCCTTTATAGTAGATAAACAGAATGGGGGTGAGCGATGAAAATGGCATTGTTTAGAAAAATGGGAAGTACAAGAAGTACAATGAATGACCCCTTCTTAGACGCAGTCGTTTCATTTACATCAAATGATTACGCTAATTCGTTCGTTGGCATGTATGCACTAAAGAATAGTGACGTGTATACAGCAGTTAAAATTATTGCGTCTGATGTTGCTTCTTCTCCTATCCAATTAACAACCAATAACATTGTAGAAGCAGATAATGATTTAAATTACTTGTTGAATGTTAAGCCGAATGATTTAACAGATGCATGGCATTTCAAATTTGCGTTAACAGCAAACATGCTTTTGAATGGTAATAGCTATGCAAGAATCATTCGGGATAACAAAGGAAATCCTTTAAGATTAGATTTTCTTCCTGTTTCAAGCGTGACTATTACAAGTGATGGTCGTTCAATCAGTTATACATATGTTGACGATGACAAAAATGAAATTAGATTAAATCAAAATGATGTGCTTCATTTTAAATACGTCACGTATGATAGTTTAGTTGGTGTCAGCCCATTATTTGCATTAAAGAAAGAAATTCAAATGCAAGATGCAGGAAATAATAGCTTGTTATCATTCTTTAAAAATGGTGTAAAAGGTTCTGGCATACTCAAGATCAATGAAGGTAACTTAAGCCCAAAAGCAAAAGAGAATCTCCGAAATAAATTTGAAGAAGCTATTAGCGGCAAAAACGAATTACGAACAATTATTTTAGATTCTAACATGGAGTACACTCCGATCGAAATCAATACTAAAGTCTTAGAATTAGTAAATAATAACGTATACACAACAAAGCAAATTGCAAAAGCGTTTGGTATTCCTCTTGATAAATTTGGTATGGAACTCACTAATACTTCAAGTGATCAAGCCAATTTATCTTATCTCCAAAATACCCTTTCACATTACTTTTCCGCATTTACTTCCGAATTAAACATCAAGTTATTGTCTTATCCGCAAAACAAAATTTCCCAATTTAAATTTAACACTGACAGATTACTGGAAATTAGTACAGATAAGTTGGTTGAATCAACAATTAAAGCTAGTCAAGCGTCGTTGCTAACTCTCAATGAAGCACGTGCTAAGATGGGTTATCCACCAATTGAAAATGGTGATAAGATTCTTGCTAGTTTGAATTACACAACCCTTGATGCTCTGGAAGATTATCAAAAGGATAAGCAAAACAATAACAGAGCCATTGAACAACAAGGGGGTGATTCAAGCAATGAGTAAACAGTTGGAAGTTAGAAGTTTTAGTGCAGAAATTAGATCAGCGGATTTACAAGACGATCAAATGACTGTTGAAGGTTATGCTTTAAAGTTTAACTCTTTTTCTCAATCGTTTGGTAACTGGCGAGAAGTGATTGACCCGCATGCCTTAGATAATTGTGATATGTCTAATGTGGCTTGTTTGGTTAACCATGATACTACTTTAGTATTAGGTAGAAATACATCTGGCACACTTGAACTAAATGTTGATGATGTGGGGCTGTATTTTAAATGTATCTTGCCAAATACTTCTTACGCTAGAGACTTGTTTGAAGTATTGAAACGTGGCGATGTAAATCAAATGTCATTCGGGTTCTTCTTAGCACCAAATGGTGACACTTTTAGTAAAGACCCAGAAAACGATGGAATGTATATCCGCACGTTAAAAGAAATTGAGCAAATTTATGAAGTAAGTATTGTAACTATTCCAGCATACGAAGAAACAAGCGTTGAAATCGCTCAAAGAAATTTAGCGAGTATGCAAGAAGAGCTTGAAAAAGAAAAAGAATTGCTAATTTTACAACTTGAATTAGAAAAATATGAAATCTAAAGTCACTAAAATTTAGTGGCTATTTTTATTGCAAAGAAAGGATTGAATCTAATTGCTAACAGAAAAAATTAAAGAATTACGTGACCAGATCACGGAAAAACAAACTGATGTAAATGCAAAGATTGATGAAGCACAAGCGAAAGCAAGTGAAGGTGACTTGCAAGGTGCTAAAGATTTAAAGGCTCAAATTGATTCTTTAAAAGAAGAAATTACAAAACTTCAAGAAGATTTAAAATCCCTTGAAGAACTGGCTGACTTGCAACCAGAACAAATGCAAGAAGATCAAAAAGAAATTAAAGAAGAAGGAGAAACTAGATCAATGAAAAAAGAAAAAGAAATTTTAAATCCAGTGAAAGAAGAAGTTCGTGCTTTAGAACAATATATCCGTACTAAAGGTGAAGTACGTGACGGTATTACAACTGTTAATGCACAAGCTGTTATTCCAGTAGATATTATTACTCAACCACAAGAAGTACCACAAAATGTTTTAGATTTGAAAAAATTAGCTAATGTTGTACCTGTAAACACAAATAGTGGTACATATCCAGTATTAGCTAATCCTACTGCTCCATTGTCAACTGTTGAAGAATTAGCTAAAAACCCTGAATTAGCTAATCTGCAATTTACAAGTGTAGATTACAAAGTGGCTACATATCGTGGTGCTATTCCTATTTCTCAAGAATCGTTAGACGATAGCGATGTTGATTTATCAGCTATTGTATCTAAACATGTTAAACAATATGGACTAAACACATCTAATGCGAAAATTGCAGAAGTTTTAAAATCTTTCACACCTAAAACTGTAACTGATTTAGATGGAATCAAAGAAATTTTAAATGTTGACCTTGACACTTCTTACAATACTTCAATCGTATGTACTCAATCATTCTTTAATGCTTTGGATACGATGAAGGATGCACAAGGTAGATACTTGTTGCAACAAGATATCACTGCTCCGAGTGGCTATAAGTTACTAGGTCGCAACGTTTACATTGTTAAAGATGTTCTATTGGGTAAAGCAGGAGATCAAAAAGCATTTATCGGTGATGTTGGTGCAGGTGTATTCTTTGCTGACCGCAAACAAACAACCGTACAATGGATTGACAATGTAATTTACGGTCAAGTTTTAGCTTTATTCTTGCGTTTTGATGTTAAAAAAGCAGATGCAAATGCAGGATTCTTTGTTACTTTAGATGCAACTGCTGAATAATAGCGTAATAACAATGTAGGAAGGTGAAAAATACCTTCCTATTTTAATTATGGTAGGTGAAAATAATGGATTTAATTACGCTTAAAACCTACTTAAGAATTGATCATGATTTTGACGATGCTATTCTTAATTTGCTTCAAGGTTATGCAGAACAATATGTAATTAATGCAGTTGATTCTGAAAACTTAGAGTATAAAGAAACTCCTCTTTTCGACTTTGCAGTTACTTTATTAGTCGGTCACTGGTACGAACAGCGAATTGCTTCTACTGATGTTGCTCTGCAAACTATTCCCTTTGGTGTAACAGGTATAATCGTGCAATTAAGGGGATTAGTTGAATGAAGAAACTTACAGTGGCAGGACAAATGAACCAGCGCATCGGATTCTATAAAGTTGAAAAGAAAAAAGACAACTATGGTGAAGTTGTTGAGCAAGATGTACTTGTTTTTAGTTGTTGGGCTACTATACGGACACAGTTTCTAAAAGAATCCTTAGCCAATATTGGTACAGTGTTGCAAGATACGGTAACATTCATTATTAGACATCAACAGACAAAAGAAATTACAAATGATATGACAGTCGTACACAATAAAAAGCGGTATGAGATTATTCAAATTAACCCCGACTTACAATATAAAGAATTTACAACTGTCATCTGCAAAAGGGTGTCTTAATTGGGTCTAAATATTGATACGTCAAGTATTGACAAAGCATTAAAGCAAATGGCAGGTAAAGAGAAGCGTGTCCGTAATAGTGCTTTAAAGAAAGCAGGAGAAGTAATAGCAGATAAACTAAGACAGAATACACCAATTGATCAATCAGACAACAATGAAAAGCACATGAAAGATGACATTGTTGTGTCAAATGTTGACCAATATGGTGAAATCACAGTCGGTTTCGGTGATGACACTTATTGGCGGGCGCATTTTGTAGAATTAGGCACAATTAAACAGCGCCCACAACATTTCATTGAAAGAACCGAACAGGAAATGCAACAAGAAGTTATGAAAATCATTGAAGAAGAATTAAGAAAGGGGTTGGGATTATGACGTTACCAGTAAAAGCGGCATATGATTTGCTGATCAATGATGAAAATTTAACGTCTTTAGTGAACCCCGACAATATTTTTATGTTAGATGTACCAGAAGATTTCCAGAAAATTGACAAACTTCCTATAGTTCGAGTTAATGAAATAAGCGATTATCAGGATGGTTTTGCTTCTAACATGCCATTTTCTATGGTGATTAGCGTTCAAGTTGATGTTTGGGCTAGATCAATAAAAGATTTAGAACCAATTCAAACAGCATTAGACAAATTATTTGCTAAAAATGGATGGGCGCAATATTTAGGTGGAGTCGATAAGGATATTGACTTTGACAATACACCTAGATTATACAGGCGCTATCGCACAACTCAACAAATTGATTTTAACTAACACCTTTTAAGGTGTTTTTTATGTAAAAAAATAAGAAGGAGAATGTAAATTATGGCTACAATCGGATTTGAAAGAGTTTATATCGGTGTCATGGATGAAAATGAAAACACTAAAGAAGTTTTCACTATTGACGCACAAAAAGGTGGGGCAATTGAAGCAAAAATTAGCGGTCTAGGCGCAACAATGAACACTGTTTACGCTTCTAATATCCATTCTATGTATCTGCACAAGGTGTTTCCAGCCCGAAATTGGATTTAGACGTTGCTGACATTCCAGAAGATGTTCTAAATACAATTACTGGTGTACTCGTTGAGAACGGAATTGCTAAAATTGGTGCTAATACTCGACCACCTTATGTTTCAGTAATTTTAGAAACTAGAGGTGCAAATGGTGACGAAATTTACGTTGGTTTGACTAAAGGTAAATTCCAATATATGGATATTGACCTAAAAACGAACGAAGATAAAGGCGCTGAACTGACAACGGATAGTATTTCTGGTGAGTTTATCGCACGCTCGGATTCTTTTGTTTACGCAAAAGGGCGCACTTCTCAACAAGGTTTTACCCTTGATGCCTTTAAACAATTTATATTCAAAGGCTATACAGAACAAGCAGGAGAATAAACTCATTTGGCTAGGTGCTACTTTAGTGCCTAGCCCCAATTAATAAATAGAAAAAATATTAAAAAAGAATCTAAAAATAACCTTAAATTTTAAAAGGAGAATTAATAAAATATGTTAAAGATCGAATTGTATAATCAAGAAACTGGTAATGTAGAAACTTATACGGAAACTTTTGTTAGCGCAAAATCATTGCGTAAAGTTGTTGAATTTGGAATGAAAGTAGAAAAAGGTGAAATGAACGAACTAGAACAATTAGATGAATTAGTTGCATTGGTTGCTAGTTTGTTTAGAGATGAAAAAGTAAATTTTGATAGCATTTATGATGGCATCGAAGCAAGTAAGATTGTTGAAGTATTGAATACAATTCTTACGGAAGTAATGGGTGGAGAAGCCCCAAAGCAACAAATGAAAGATCAGAAGTAAGCGAAGAAATAACATTTGAAGATTACTATAATAATCTAAAAGAAGTATATCTGTCAACACCGATTAAAAATTCCCCAATTTCAACGAAATGAAATTCCCCATTTTGAACGATTAATTCGATAACTGGGCAGGATAAAGACCTGCTTTTTTCT